ACAAAATGGATTACATAAATGGATCAGCTTAAACTAAGAAACCTGATTGATACGGAGATAGATAACGCTATTGGTTATCTTGAGACCGAGACTACAGAGGATCGTAGGAAGGCACTCGACTATTATCTGCGTAGACCTTATGGCAACGAGATCGAAGGTCGTAGCCAAATCGTTACAGGCGAAGTAGCAGAAGTTATTGATGGTGCGCTACCTCAGTTAGTCCGAGTCTTTACTGCAAGCGATGACATTGTTCGTTTCGAGCCAAAAGGACCAGGAGACGAGCAAGGCGCTAAACAAGCTACCGAGTATGTTAACTGGGTGTTCTATCGTGATAACGATGGCTTCTTAGTTCTACATAACTGGTTCAAGGATGCACTTCTACAAAAGACTGGTGTCGTTAAGGCTTACTGGGATACCAAGATAGAAGTAACCAAAGAAGAATACCAAAACCTAACAGACGATGAGTTAGTCTTATTACTGTCAGATGGCACAAGAGAGATCGTAGAGCAAGAGACAGTCGAAGAAGTTGTAGGCAATGACCCAATGGGTATGCCTATGATTATGAGAGCGCACAATGTTAAGGTCAGCAAGAAAAAGACTGCTGGCAATGTAGTTGTAGAGAATGTGCCACCAGAGGAATTTCTAATCTCCAAAAGAGCTAGGAACATACAAGATGCACCTTTTGTGGCACACCGCAAACTAACAACTCGTTCCGAATTAGTAGCAATGGGCTTTGATCCTAAAGATGTAGCCACAATACCAAGTTCTACAGACCTAGAGTTTAGCCCTGAGAGAACAGCCCGCTTTGACCAATCTGAGCAGCCAGACGATCAGTCGATGGACAGCACGATGGAAGAAGTAGAAGTATTCGAGTGCTATGTCATGGCAGACATGGATGACGATGGAATAGCTGAACTACGCAGAGTAGTCTATGCTGGTGGCGAGATTCTGAGCGATGAAGAAACGGATTACATTCCTTTTCACGCTATCTGCCCAATCCCAATCCCACACAAGTTCTATGGTAGCTCGTTGGCTGATCGTGCAATGGACATCCAGTTGCAGAAGTCAACGATTACCCGCCAGATGCTTGATAACTTGTATCTGACAAACAATGCTCGTATGGGCGCAGTAGAAGGACAAGTCAACCTAGATGACTTATTAAGCGTTGCTCCTGGTGGTATCGTTCGCATGAAGAATCCTAATGCTGTCGTGCCACTTAATGTACAGCCAGTAGCTAATCAAGCGTTCCCAATGTTGGAATACTTAGATGCAGTACAGTCTAAGCGTACAGGTGTTAGCGATGCTCAACAGGGATTAAACCCTGACATCCTACAGAATGTTACGGCTGCTGCTATTGCAGCAACAGTGTCGGCTGCTGGCGGCAAGATTGAGTTAGTAGCTCGTATCTTTGCAGAAACAGGTGTTAAGAGCCTTTTCAAAGGCATCCTACACTTAGTATCTAAGTATCAAGACAAGCCCCGTATCATTCGTTTAAGAGGTAAGTACGAGCAGATTGATCCTCGTACATGGTCAAATCAGTACGACTTGTCTATCTCAGTAGGTCTAGGCACAGGCAACAAGCAAGAGCAAATGGCTATGTTGCAGATGGTAATGGCAAAGCAAGAGCAAATCCTACAGAATTATGGTCCAGCTAACCCACTCGTATCAGTCGGTCAATACCGCACTACGATGGCTAAGTTTATCGAGGCTGCTGGCTTCAAAGATGTGGCAGAGTTCTTCAAAGAAATCCCACCAGAGGTCGATCAACAGTTATCTAACCCGCCACCACAAGAGCAACAAGTCGATCCAACAGTACAAGCAATGATCGCTCAGTCTCAGGCACAGATTCAAATTGCCCAACAAAAGGCAATGGCAGATGTAGAAGCAGACAGACAAAAGGCACTCGCAGACATTCAGTTAGCAAGAGAGAAAGCAGCAGCAGAAATCCAGTTAGCAAGGGAAAAAGCAGCAGCACAGTTAGAACTGAAGAAAGCAGAGTTCGAAGTAGAGGCACAGCTAAAAGCAGCCAAAGTTGGTGCTGGCATAGCATCTAATGTGGAGATACCAGGATAATGGCAACAGCTATAGAACAATTAGTAGCTCAGTTATACCAACAACAATTAGGTCGTGAGGCTGATGTTGGTGGTGCAGAGTATTTTGCTAGTCGACTTGCTAGTGGTGCAAGTGAGTCAGAAGTAGCTAAAGAAATGGCTCAATCATTAGAAGGGCAAAACCTACTTACACAGGCTATTACTTCTGCTTATCGTGAAAACTTAGCAAGAAACCCAGAGCAACAAGGCTACCAATATTGGCAGTCAGCAGCGCAAGATCAAGGTCTAAGCGCTAAACAAGTAAAAGATTTAGTAAGCAATGCAGCAGTAGCAGAACAAGTACAGCGTGGGATTAGTGGCGGCTTTACCAATATGGAATTAGCTGCACTAGAAGCTGATCCTTATGGTGGTCGCTATGCAACACAAAGCATTTATGACTTGCCACAAGATGCAGTCAATGTATCAACTATTGGTGATAGACGGGCACAGTTTGTAAACCCAATTACTCAGCAACAGTTTATTAGCCAGTATGGTGGCGGTAACGCATACTCAGCAACACCAGGACAAGATGTATTAAGCAACCCAGTAGTAACGGCAACACTACAGCGAGCATTGAGTAGCGGAGCCTTAGATCAAGCAGGTTATAACTCCATCGTAAGCGGGTTAACCAAAGCTACAAACATGGATCAAGTTCGTAATGTATTTGCAACGCCACAAGCCCAAGTAGTCATTGATGCAATTTATGGTCAGCAAATAGGTGAAGATGTAAACCTACAGAAAGCACAAGCAGAGGCAGCACAACGCCAAGCCGTCTTAAATGCTACAGACCAAGGATATTACCAAAACAATATGCAGTTGGCAGACGCTTACAAAGCTGCTGGGGTTAACTTTCCATTTGGTCAAGAAGCCTACCAAGGCTACGACACAATGATGCGTCAAGGCAATGTAGTAACGCCTACAAACTTTAACGAGCGTGTTAATTCATTATTGCAATCAATTACAGGTCAGTTTGGTCAGGCTAATCAACTGCAAACCCCACAGACAGGTCAGTATTACAGCGAGACAGGACTGCAACCAGGATTTACACCTGTAGGAACAAAAGGCACAACCTTCCGTAGCGGTGTTGCTGGTTATGTTCCACAAGCTCAGTTACCAACAGGATTCCAGTTTGGTGCTCCACCTGTAAATGCTCAGATACAGCAATACAGACCAGGTGCGTTCCAACCAGAGGGGGCTACGACTGGTGGCTTTATTACTGGTTACGATGCAAACCAACAGCCTATTTACTCTACCTATAACAATCCTAATGTGAATGTAAGCGGTGTTAGTTCTACATTAATTCCGTTTGTTAACCAAGGTGAGCAATTACAACAGTTAATGGCTGATTACAACGCTAGACAAGCTGCAGCATCAAATACATCAAATGTTGGGTGATTAATTGAAAGATCAACGAGCTAGAGGTTTATTAGGAGACGAGTTTTTTAAGTCTGAAATGGATTTATTAGAGCAATCACAGATCGACATTATTGTGAACTCTGCACCACACGAATCAGAGGAGCGAGAAGAAGCATATCGTATGCAACTCGCAATCAAAAAGATCAGAGCGCACTTTCAATCACTCGCAGCAGATAGCGAGATTGAAAAGAAGCGTTGGAAGATTTTGTAACACTTGTTACGAAAGCGTGTATAGCGTTACTATACAAAACAATTAGGGAAAACAAATGAGTGAAAACATCACCCCGAAAGGGAATGAATCGCTTACAGTAGATCAAGCTGCAAGCAGTTTACTAGCTATGATGGATGCTTCCGAAGCCTCGCAAGAGCAACCAGAGGAGCAGCAATCACAGCCAGCAGAAGCCCAAGCCGAAGAAGCGTACGAAGAACAGTACGACTCAGAGGACTCCGAAGAAGCAGAGCAAGAAGTAGAGCAGCCAAGATATCGTGTCAAAGTAGACGGACAGGAATCTGAGGTGTCGCTCGATGAGCTTGTAAAAGGCTATCAGAGAGAAGCTGACTATACTAAAAAAACCCAAACACTTGCCGAACAGCGCAAGGCTGTAGAAGCCGAGCGACAGACTGTAGAGCAGGCGAAGCAACTACGAGATACATACGCACAGCGTTTGCAGATTATCGAGCAAGCACTCAGATCGCAAACACAGGGCGAGAACCTCGATGAGTTGAAAGAAACTGACCCAATCGGCTATGCCGTAAAGGTGGCAGAAAGAAGTGAGAACGAGAAGCGACTATATGCTATTAGAGCCGAGCAAGCCAGAATTGCACAAATGCAACAATCTGAGCAAGCACAGCAACTATCGCAAGTAGTCTCTCAAGAGGCTGATAAGCTCTCTAAAGTTCTTCCTGAGTATGCAGACCCACAAAAGGGCGAGACTATTCGCAAGAGTATCCGTTCTTACGCAGAAAGCGTAGGGTTTTCAGCAGACGAACTATCGAAGGTCTATGACTCTAGAGCAGTTCTGACTCTTTACAAGGCTATGCAGTACGACAAGTTAATGCAGAACAAGGGCGAGGTAAACAAGAAATTAAACCAAGCTCCTAAGATGCTAAGACCTGGTGTAGGCAAGCCTCAAGGTAGTTTAGAGGCAGAAAAAACTAAGCGGTTAAGACAGCAGTTTAAACAGTCAGGGAAAGTCTCTGACGCTGCTAAATTATTTGAACAATTTTTATAAGGAATTATTATGACAGCCCCAGTCGGTACATTTACAGTATATGACACAAGCTCCACTCGAGGTGGTTTACGAGAGGACTTGTCCGATATGATTTATTCGATTAGCCCAACAGACACGCCTTTAATGTCTACTTTGGCTAAATCCAAAGCAACTGCCGTTTATCACGAATGGCAAACCGATAGCCTTGCTGCCGCTACTACTGCTAACGCATTAGTCGAAGGTGACGATGCTGTAGCTACAACTGCTTCTCCTACATATCGTATCGGAAATTATACGCAAATTGTAGGCAAAACCATTCAGGTCAGCGGAACACTCGAAGCTGTGGATAAAGCAGGTCGTAAATCCCAAAAGGCTTACGAGTTAGCTAAAGCATCTAGCGAAATCAAGCGTGATATTGAAACCATCCTCTTTGCTAATCAAGCAAGTACGGCTGGCTCAAGCTCATCTGCTCGTAAGATGGGTACTATGCTTGCATGGCTAAAGACCAACACATCGTTTGGTACAAGTGGTGCTGATCCAACAACTGCTGGATCAACCACTCGTTCCGATGGTGTTGTTCGTACATTCACAGAGACCCTCTTAAAAGAGGTTATTCGTGAGGCGTACATTAGCGGTGGTAATCCTAAAGTTCTTTATGTTTCGCCTATCGGCAAACAAAAGACTTCAGAGTTTACTGGTATTGCAGCACAACGCTACATGGCTCCTGGTGATGCTCCTACGACCATCATTGGCGCAGCCGATGTATATTTGAG